TATGGAGAGGTGGTTCTATTACATCGGCGACAATGCAGGAATCCTTGCGCCAAATCAGTTTGGAAAGCCTGACCCAATTAATGACCTGATTCGCAAGTTGTACAGCAGTGGTAAGCCTGATGATCGAACCTTGGCTAAGAAGTTGGCACCAAAGATGCGTTGTTACGCGCCTGTCATCGTCCGAGGTGAGGAGGACAAGGGAGTTCAGGTTTGGTCGTTCGGTAAGATTGTTTATCAGCGTATGCTTGGATTCTTTCTTGATGAAGAGGTAGGAGATATCCTCGATCCTAATCAGGGGTTCGACCTAAAGGTCACGATCACGAAGGCACAAGGAAAGCAGTTCAACGACACAATGGTAGATCCAGCCCGTCGACCTTCAAAGCTTCATGAGGATTCGAAGACCATGGCAACATGGTTGGAAAACATTCCAAATATCGATGACATGTATCGTCTCAAGTCAACACAAGAGATTGAATCCGTCCTTAACAACTGGCTCAATGGTGGTTCGGCTGATGAGCAACCCACAGTTGAAACAACGCGAGGACCTGCCCAAACCGATGCCCTGGCAGATCTTGTAGCCGAGGTCAAGGGAACTGCAGCTGAGAAGCCAAAGAAGGCGAAGAAACCTGACGATGAGGCGTCTCCAAAGAAACAAAGCCTTGATGATGCGTTTGCTGATCTAATGGGCGACGACTGAAAATATTAGGTTTAAATTCAAACGCCGAAGATTTCTTCGGCGTTTGAACTATTTGCTACTTTTAAAGGATAATCAACACTATGGCAAAAAGAGAAAAGAACGATGACACTGAAGTTGTAATGAAGAAATCAGAAGTCGACAGCATGATGAAAGACTTGATTTCATCAATCAACAAAGAATTTGGACAAAGAATCGCCTATAATCTTTCGGAGATGGATGCACCGACGGTCGTCAAGCGATGGATTGACACAGGTTCAATTCAGTTGAATTATGCTATTCGTAATGCTGTTGGTGGAGGTTATCCTGAAGGTCGTATTATTGAGATTAGTGGATTGCCTTCCTCAGGCAAATCACATTTGGCATATCACGCAGCGGCGATGGTGCAACAACAAGGTGGATTAGTCGTTTATATAGATACCGAGAATGCCACACCTGTTGCCAAGCTTGCTGATATGGGTGTCGACGTTCGCAGAAGATTTGTCTACTGCGATTCACACTGTACAGAGGAGGTGTTCTCCATCATTGAATCCACTATCACCAAGGCAAAGCAAATTCTTGAGAAGAACATTCCAATCCTCGTTATTTGGGATTCAGTTGCAGCAACTTCTCCAAAGGCCGAGTTGGATGGCGACTACGACCAAAACTCAATCGGTCTTCAGGCTCGTGCAATTTCCAAGGGTATGCGTAAGATCACAGGTGTTATTGGACAGAATAATGTGACGCTTCTTTGCATCAATCAGCTTCGTGACAATATTGGTGTCATGCATGGTGATCCAGCAACAACACCTGGCGGCAAGGCCATTCCTTTCCATTCTTCAGTTCGTATTCGTTTAGGAAGTGGCAATCAAGTCAAGGATAAGGCCGGTAACCCTATCGGCATTCATACAACAGTTACGATTAAGAAAAACAAAGTGGCTGCCCCGTTCCGCAAGTGCGAATTCGACATCATCTTTGGTAAAGGTATCGTTGAAGACGAATATCTTTTCGACGAGGTTCGTTCGCACTGCAAAGTCAATGGACCTGTAAAGCGAGAAGGATTTGAAATTAACGTTACAGGTGATGGTGCCTGGAAAGAGTTATCTGTCGTCAACTCAAAGACGGGAGAAGTTTTAGTTGAGAAGAAATTCTATAAGTCAGAGTTTGGTGAAATGCTGAAAGACGAAAAATATAAGAATTATTTACTTACGGCGATTGATTCAGCATTAGTAACAGTTGGTGGTGAACCATCAGGTGAAGGTGATGGAGAAGGAGGGACAACAGATGAGTGATATATTCTGGATTCGATGTGAAGTAGACAATGATAATCTTGTTCCAAAGTATCAAACACAAGGATCAGCAGGGTGTGATTTATATGCGAATGAAAGCCTTGTAGTTCGACCAGGTCGCCGTGCGATGGTTTCCACTGGATTAAAAATTGAACTACCTCCTGGTTTCGAGGCACAAGTTCGGCCTAGGTCAGGTCTTGCTGCGAAATATGGTATTACAGTTCTCAATACACCAGGAACTGTTGATGAGGACTATAGAGGAGAAATTAAAGTCATTCTGTTGAACACAGGTGACGAAGAATTTGTTATCAATAAAGGTGACAGGATTGCTCAAATGGTATTTTCAAGAGTTTTTAGAGGGATATTCCAGCCAACAGATAATCTACAGACGACATCTCGAGGTGAGGGGGGATTTGGATCTACAGGAAAGAGGTAGTTATTTTCCAGTAGGCACGTCTTGAACTGGTTGCGCCTTTGGATAATGTTTGGTGGCAACGTCTTCAGTGAATCCATAATCAAGCAAGACGACTTTTCCATCAGGCGTTTTACCCCAATGGTCCAACACAGTCAAGTCTGCGAGTTTGAGTTTGTTTTTTCCTTTTTCGGCCATCGTAATAACGTTTTGCGTAAATTCAGGTGCGCTAGCTCTAAGCTGTAAACCTGATTTTCTTGCGAACGCTGATATGGTGGCCGTTAAATCTTCGACAAACTCCTGCCAGGGAACCCCCGTCATATTTTCAAATTCTTTAACATTATTTATTGGTCTTACTAGATCCGATATCATCCATCTTCCCATGTCATCTGTTTCATAAATCTTTGTTGACATGTTTGCAGTCGCAGGATCGGTGTACACTTCTAATTCAGCTTTGTTTTGAGCCACACCTTTTTCATTTCTTGCTATCTTCAATACTTTTTTAGGTGTTAATACAAAAGCTATTCTTGAACTTCCTTGGCCTAAAGGTTCTAAGTAATTCATTGCATAAGCCTGCATAATAGATTCGCTTGGCAATGATTTAAATTCTTCAAAATCAAATTTGGCTCCTCCAAATCTGGTTTTTACTTTTTTCTTTGAACGAACTTTTTCAATCATCAGACCGAGGTACTCACGTAATAATCGTTGGCTCATGGTTTCTAAATATTAAAACAATCTTCAATTGTGTACTGATTGATTTATTTGTATATAAGTTATTTATGTCTAGACCTATCCTTATCATTGATGGTCAAAATCTTTTTATTAGGTCATGGGCTGCATATCCACAGATGTCTTCACACGGATATCAGATGGGTGGATGTGTAGGTTTTTTGAAGACCCTTAGAAGAATTGTTTCAGAAATTCAACCTATAAAAGTATATGTTGCCTGGGAGGGGGGAGGTTCAACCCGCCGGCGTGCCATTTATCCTGACTATAAGTTAGGCCGTCGCCCTGAAAAACTTAATAGATTCTACGGAGATGACATACCTGAATCTGATGAAAATAGAAAGCACCAGCTTGTCTCACTACTCAATATATTAAAATTCACACCTGTTTGTCAAGTGTATGCATCAGATTGCGAAGGCGATGATATTGTTGCTTTTTTGTGTTCAGGACCATTTAAGGTTCATGATAAAGTTATCGTGTCTTCAGATAAAGACATGTATCAACTGCTTAATTCAAACACAAACATTTATTCATTACACAAAAAGAAAGTGCTTACGCAAGATGACATCTTTGAAGAATTTCGAGTAAGATCACACAATTTTGCCCTGGCTAAAGCTTTATGTGGCGATCCTGGTGATAACATTCCTGGTATAAAAGGTTTAGGTTTTAAAACAATCGCCAAAAAGTTTCCATTCCTTGGAACTGAATCAGAGATTCTTGTGGAAGATATTGTGTCATTTTGCCAAACACACGCTGGTGAATCTACTGTTTATAAAAAAATACTTGAAAATCGATCAGATTTAGAAAGGAACTGGCGTCTCGTCTATCTTGATGGCAGTATGCTGTCTGCTTCACAGATTTCCAAGGTGCAACATGCGATCGATACATTCGTTCCACGAGTCAATAAGATTGGTCTTATCAAGTCCCTAATAAAAGAGGGAATCAGCGATTTTGATGCCGAAGAGTTCTTTTATTCTTTCAACTGTGTTGAAGGCATTCGAACTGTAACGGGAGAATAACATGTCCGAAAATGAAAATAAACTAAATGGGACCAAGCTGACATTTGGTTCTTATGGTAAGTCTTTCCAAGAAAAAATCATGCAGGCTTTGCTTACGGATTCCAAGTTCGCTGAGCAAATGATGGAAGTTTTTGATACTTCTTACTTTGAACTAAAGTATCTTCAATTTCTAGCTGATCGATACTTTTCTTATTCAAAGAAATACAAGGTCTTCCCGACTCTTCAACTTCTCGTGACAATCATTAGAGAAGATTTGAAAGTAGGGACAGATATCATTCTTCGCGATCAAATCATCGAATACCTTCAGCGGATGAAGGCCAATCCTGATCCAGGAGATCTTCAGTTCGTTAGAGAGAAGTCTCTTGAGTTCTGTCGGAAGCAGGCTCTCAAGAAGGCCCTTGAGGATGCTGTCGATCAAATGGCTGCCAACAAGTACGAGTCAATAGTTGAATCAATTAGAAAAGCAGTCCAAGTTGGAACAGCTCCTTCTGTTGGTCATGATTTTTTCAATGAGATGGACGCTAGGTTTACACGGCTCAAACGTGATACTGTTCCAACAGGTTTGCCTGATTTAGATAAAAAAGAAATTCTCAATGGCGGTTCTGGTAAAGGCGAACTGCTCTGCGTCGTCGGAAGCAGTGGTTCAGGTAAATCACATTGGCTTACCATGATTGGTGCTAACGCTCTACGTGAAGGTAAGAATGTTCTTCATTATACCTTTGAACTCTCAGAAACTGCCGTAGGTATTCGTTACGACTCAAACCTCTGTGATATGGATTCTAATGAGGTTATGGATCGTAAGGATGAGGTTGTTGAGAAATACAAAAACATGAACCTTGGTCGTCTATACATCAAGGAATATCCTACCAACACTGCGTCAATCTTCACGATTCGTTCTCACATTGAACGTCTTGATCTAAAAGGTTTCAAGCCTGACATTATTATTATTGATTATGCCGACATCATGAGATCTACTCGTCAATTTGATTCTTTGCGGCATGAATTAAAACTTGTTTACGAAGAACTTAGAAGTCTTGCGATGGAATTAGCGGTTCCAATTTGGACAGCATCTCAATCCAACAAAGAAGGCGCTAACAGCGAGATCATTGACATGACCAATATGTCAGAGGCATATGGTAAAGCTATGATTTGTGATTTTATCGTATCAGTTTCTAGAAGGGCTCATGAGAAAGCATCGGGATGGGGTCGGCTCTTTGTCGCAAAGAATAGAGCAGGAAGAGATGGTTTGGTCTACCCTATCAAGATAAATACTGCTCAAAGCAAATTTGAAGTGACGGGAGCGGCCGATGCCCCGGAAGAAATAGCCGCCACAGATGAGGCGGAACAGAAAAAAGCTTTACGAGCTAAATGGAAAGAACTGAAATCCGAATTTTCTTCCAGTAAGTAACAACGAAAAATTTTGAAGTATAGTTATGAACCTCAGTGGATTGAAGCGGAGAAACAAATGAAAACTTACACTTATAACGAAGCATATGAAGCAACGCTTGAATATTTTGCAGGAGATGAATTGGCCGCATCTGTATTCGTTTCCAAGTATGCGCTGCGTGATTCGAATGGCAATCTTCTGGAAAAGACTCCAACAGATATGCATCTTCGCCTCACTCGTGAATTTGCTCGTATTGAAGCAAAATATCCTAATCCTCTGAGCGAAAATGAGATTTTTGGTTTGCTCGCTGATGTTGATCATCTCGATGCAACAAAGATATCAACAATGACTTTGGAACAGTTGGCCTCTGAGTCCCGCGGTATTGGTGCAGTTGTTCCTCAAGGTTCACCCATGTCTGCGATGGGCAATCCGTATAAGCTTCAATCACTATCAAACTGCTTCGTTATTGATTCTCCTCAGGACTCCTACGGTGGAATCCTATTCACCGATCAGGAACAGGCACAGATCATGAAACGCCGTGGTGGTGTTGGTTTCGATGTTTCCACAATCCGTCCAAAAGGCCTTGCTACTGCTAATGCAGCTGGCACAACAGATGGTATTGGCGTCTTTATGGAGAGATTCTCCAACACGTGTCGTGAGGTTGCCCAAGGTGGTCGGCGTGGGGCATTAATGCTTACGATCTCTGTGATGCATCCCGAGGTTGAGACATTTATCAACATTAAACGTGACCTGAAGAAGGTAACAGGTGCAAACATCTCCGTTCGTCTCACTGATGAGTTCATGAACGCTGTAAAGGAAGATTCAGACTTTACACTTCGTTGGCCTGTTGACCTTTCAGTTAAAGAAGCAAAGATCACGAAGGTCGTTAAGGCACGTGAACTTTGGAATCAAATCATTGATGCTGCCTGGACGTCGGCAGAACCAGGTCTTCTATTCTGGGATACTGTAAAGAAAATGACTCCTACACAGGCATATGAGCATGTAGGTTATGGCAATGTTTCAACTAATCCTTGTGCAGAACTTATTCTTAGCCCCTATGATTCATGCCGTCTTCTTCTCATTAATCTCACAAAGTTTGCAAATGATGCTTACCTTCCTACTGCTTCATTTGATTTTGGGAAGTTCAAGAATGTTTCGGCAAAAGCACAGAAACTGATGGATGATCTTGTCGATCTTGAAATCGAAGCTGTTGACGCAATTCTTTCTAAGATTAATTCAGATCCTGAATCAGAAGCTGTAAAGCGTCCTGAAATTGAATTGTGGCAAAAAATTCGTAAAGCTGCCAGTGGCGCTCGAAGAACAGGATTAGGAATTACAGGTATTGGTGATGCACTTGCGGCAATTGGTGTTACATATGGAACGCAAGAGTCTGTCAGTAAAACAGAAGAAATATATAAAGTTCTTGCATTGTCTGCGTATCGTTCTACTGTTGATATGGCTAAAGACAGAGGAACTTTTCCTGTTTATGATTGGAAATCTGAAAAGACAAGTCCATTTCTTACAAGAATCATGGAATCAGATACATCATTACAAGCTGATTGGGCAAAATATGGACGTCGTAACATTGCTCTGACAACAACAGCCCCTGCTGGTTCTGTCTCTTGTCTTACACAAACGACAAGTGGAATTGAACCTGCGTACCTTCTTTCATATACACGTCGTAAGAAAATCAATCCTAATGACACTCTTTCACGGGTTGACTTTGTTGATCAACTCGGTGATAAGTGGCAGGAATACAAGGTCTACCATCATGGTTTTAAGAAGTGGATGGATGCTACAGGCAAGACAGATGATCAAATCTCTGAATCACCCTACTGGAAGGCAACAAGCAATGATGTTGACTGGCCTATGTCTGTCAAACTCCAAGCCGCTGCTCAAAAGTGGGTTTGTCATGCTATCTCAAAGACCTGCAATCTTCCCAACGATGTAACTCGAGAAGTTGTAGCCGACGTTTATATGGCTGCTTGGGAGGCTGGATGCAAGGGTTTCACCGTTTATCGTGATGGATGTCGTACAGGCGTCCTGGTTCAGGATCCGCCAAAGGAGACGAAGAAGGTTGATTCCGATAGTCAACCGGAAACTATGGTAGAAAGCCACGCCCCCAAGCGTCCTAAGGAATTACCATGTGATATTCACAGAATTAACGTAAAGGGTGCTGAAGGTCAGGAATCATATCTGGTGTTGGTCGGCCGACTC